ACTTACACGATGCGGTAAAAAATAACAATATTCCAGTTGACTTGAGGTAATAAATTACTATACTTGGTCGTGTGATGACTAAGAAGGGGTCTAAAAAAAACCGTGACCTCCGTCTAAAGATTGCCATCCTCGAGTCGGGGCGCACCCAACGCATCGTCTCGATGCGCGCACGGATCGGGGAGGTGCGGCTCAGCAAGTTGGTCCGCAATCCTGCTCTCGCAACCGCCGACGAGCGCGATGCACTCGCGAAATACCTCGAGCGGCCCGTCGCGGATTTGTTCCCCGCGTTTCGCAAGCGGCGTCGCGGAGACGATGCTGACCAGGCGGTGTCAGCATGACGCCGCGACCGCTCACGCGTTTACTCGGCGGCGTCGGTTCGGCGCCCGAGTGGCTGACGATGGCGCAACTCGCCGAGCACGGCAAGTTCATGACGCGCGACGGCCAACACTTCAGCCCCGAAGCGGCGCGCCTGTTTCTCAGGCGGCATCCGGATCTGCCACGGGGCCGCCGCGGCCGGCAGTTGATCGTCGATCGCGTCGTCTTCGACCGCTACGTGAAAGAGGCCGGCCAGAAGCCCGCGCTGTATATGGCGAAAGCCACCCTGAGGTGAAAGGAGCCGCGATGAAACGCGTGATTTGCGATCAATGCAAGACCGAAGTTGAGCCGGACCACTACGGCCTGGCGCCGCGCGGATGGTTGAGCGTCTCGCAGCGCGGCTCCATCGAGCCGTCGCAGGATTTCTGTTCGCCGATCTGCGCGGTGAAGAAACTGCAGGGGCTGCCGGGCGACGTGCCGAGCGACGCGACAACAGCCGTCGCCGTCCAGTGAGCGAGGCTGCGTCATGTGGGTCGACGGCGTCGTGGTCGTCCTGGTCGGGCTCGCGGTGGTCCCACTGGTGCTCTGGGCTGCGTGCACGTGGCGCCAGCGCCGGTCGACGGCTGGCGTGTCGGTGGCACGGCCACACGCTGAGCCTGCAGATGACGGCGGGCCGGTTGTGGCTGCGCTGCCATTCCTGCGGGCAGGAGAGCCCCGGGTGGCGAGTCTGAAAGGGCCGGCGCGCAAAGGCTTCAAGCGCGACAGGGTCATCGGCCGCGATCAGGTGCGGGTCGAGCGGCAGCGGCAACTCGACGATCTGCAGCGGAGTGGGCGATGGCCGAACCAGAACTAATCCATTCGATTCCGGTCGACTACTGGTCGATGCGCACGCGCGTGTTCCTGGCGCTGTGCGGCGCGTCGGTGCATCGCGACCACGCGAACAGGCAATTGCATCTGGCCGTGACGTGCCCACGTTGCCTGGCGATCGAGGACGAGGACGGGCGCTCGCTCGCGTCGCTGGTGGGGGACCTGTGATGGCGCGCCGATCGTTTCACGACGCGATCGACATCCGCGACTTCTACACGCTCGACGACGAGGACCTCGAGCCGGACGACGACCTGTTCGACGACGAGGACGACGACGATGACGGCGACGACGAGGACTCGCCGGCAAGCGATGGCGACGACGGCGGCGAGGCCGCTGAGAACGACGCGCTGAATGAAGCTGGACCAGCCGAAGTCGACGAGGACGAGCCGTTCTGATGGCGGACGCGCCGACACCCGAAGGGCTCGCCGCCGAACTCGAGCGCGCCTTCGAAGAGTCGAAGGTGATTCGCACGGCGATCCGTGACGCGGTGCGGAACGCCGCGAATCAGCGCTCAGCCGAGACAGGCAAGCCGGTGCACCCGGGCGCGCTCATCGCGGCGCTGCTGACGGAAGCCGGCACGGTCTGCGGACTGTGGGGTATGTCGCTCCGCAAGCGGCCCGACGAGATCGAGGGCTACTTCGAGTCGGCACTGCGGAACGCGCGACGAGGGTTTCGGCTGGAACTGCAGCAGATGCTGCGCGGGCAGCACCCGATCAGCGACTCGGGCGGCCAGGCGCACTAGAAAACGACAAAGGCCAGGCGTGCGAGGCCTGGCCCCTAAAACGGAGGACCGCGATGAGCTCTCACGATAGCACGACGCCGCGGCCGACGCGAATCGCCATCGCGTCCAAGCTGCTCAAGTCGATCGGGTACGACCCGCAGACGCAGGCGCTCGAAGTCGAGTTCTCGAGCGGCAGCATCTACACGTACCTCGACGTCACCCCGGAGACATACGCCGCACTGATGGACGCGGACTCAGTCGGCGCGCACTTCCTCCGCGACATCAAACCGCACCACGCCTTCACACGGATGGATGTATGAGCAACGGGACCGACACGCCTGTCACGACCGAATCCCCAGCCGCCCTGGCGCCGGCGGCCGCGGCGCCGACGAAAGTGCCGGTGCGCATGGGGCTGGCGCCGCAGTCGATCGAGGAAGGGTGGCGCCTCGCGCAGATCCTCGCGCAGTCCGAGCTCGTGCCGAAGAACTTCCGCGGGAAACCGGCCGACGTCCTAGTCGCGATCGAGCTCGGCATCGAGATCGGCTTCGCACCGATGCAGGCCTTGCAGTCGATTGCCGTGATCAATGGGCGGCCGTCGGTGTGGGGCGACGGGTTCCTCGCGCTGATCATGGCGTCGCCGGTCTACAAGGACCATGAGGAGTACTACGAAGTCGACGGCCAGCGGCAGGACTTCGTCACGGCGGAGGATCTGAAGAAGCCAACAACCGCCGGCGTGGCGACGTTCTGGCGCAAGGATCGGGCGACGGCGGTAACGCGGCGCTTCACGATCGCGCAGGCGCGACAGGCGCAGTTACTCGGGAAGGAAGGCCCCTGGCAGACCTATCCCGATCGCATGCTGATGATGCGGGCGCGTTCGTGGGCGGGCCGCGATCAATTCCCCGACGTCCTGCGCGGCATCCGGACGATGGAGGAAGCGATCGACGAGCCGGAACCGATCGACGTGCCGGCCGAACCGATGCAACCGCGGCGTGCGAGTGAGACCGCCGTGACGCAAGCTCCGAACCAGCTGCCGACCACGGCCCCGGTTTCGGCGGAGTCAGTGGATGCCAATCCATTGCCTGGTGCTGGGAACTCGTCAGCCCCGAACGAGCCGGAGGCTTCGGGGCAATCCACACCGCCGCGGCAGACGCGCGGCTTGCAAATCACGCATACCGCGTTCTGTCGGCCGAAGGACGGCGAGCCGTACTACGAGATCAGGGCGAAGCAGACCAGTGGCAGCGAGTACGTGTTCGTCACGCGTAACGAGCGCCTCTACAAAGAGGCGGCGTCGTTCGAAGGCACCGATCATCTCGTCGCGATCGGCTGGCGCTCGCGTCCCGTCAAAGGCGGCCCCATGCCGGTATCCGAGATGGAGCAGTTGACGATCGACGAGTCGGCGCCGGCGAGCCCGCTGTTTCGGTGAGGCGATGGCGCTGCTGTTCGACGCGGAGAAGCACGAGTACTGGCTGGACGGGGAGCTCGTCCCCTCCGTCACGCAGATCCTGCGCGACCAGGGCTTGATCGATCTGTCGCACATCCCGTCGTTCATCCTCGAGGCCGCGCGCCGGCGGGGCAGTGCCGTGCATCAACTCGTGCACTACCTCAACGAGAACGATCTCGATTGGGGCTCCGTCGATCCGGCCTACCGCGGCTACTTGGACGCGTGGATCGCCTACCGTGAAGAGAAGCGCCTACGCATCGACGTCTGTGAGTATCGCGTCGCGTCTCGCCGGCGGCGCCTGGCCGGCACGTTTGATGTGCTCGGCTTGATCGTCGACCCGTCCATCTCGAGTGAGGACGGCGTGCTCATCGACGTGAAGACGGGCGAGCCGGAAGACGTCGCGGCGGACCTGCAACTCGGGGGCTATCTCGGGCTGTCGTTCGAGTGGGGCGAGTCGGATCCGCGCCTCGCGGCCGTGCTCAGTCGGTACCAGCGCATTCACCGCATCGCCGTCCGTCTGATGAAGACCGGGCGCTTCGTCGCCCACCCGTACCGCAATCCACGCGACACGTCAGAGCTCTACGCGCTCGCCGAGGCCTGGCATATCCGCCACGCACGCGGCGCGATCGTGCGAGCCGAGGACGTAGCTGCCTAAAGGAGTCCGTCCATGAGTCCTGTCCCGATGCGCGTGTTGGAGACGAGCGAGCCGCCCGATCCGGAAGCGCCCGATCCGGTGGCGATCGTCCACTTCTATCCGAACCCGCTCGCCGTCCTGCGCGCATACGTCGAGAGTGACTTCGCGCGCGAGCTCGCGACCGAACACGAACGCCAGGTGCAAGCGCTGGCGGCGGAAGGCGCCGACGTCGTCGATGCCACGTCGTTCGCACGCGTGGGTGAGCGCTTGGTCGACGTCGCGACGCACCGGAAGCAGGTCGAGGCCTGGTTCGAGCCGATCACGAACTGGGCGTTTCGGATGCACCGAGCGATCTGTGATCGCAAGAACGAGGTCCTGAAGCCGCTGACGGCGTTCGAGCAGCTCGCTAAAGGGAACTGGGATCGGTTCCGGCGCGAGGACGAGCAGAAGCGGCGCGACGAAGAAGCGCGCCTCGCGGAGATTGCGCGCAAGGACGAACAGACGCGCCTCGAGCGCGAAGCGGCGCTCCTCGAGCAGCGCGGTGAGACGCAACTCGCCGCGCAGGTCTTCGAGCAGGCGATCGCGACGCCGGCGCCGGTCATCTCGATTACGAGCGCGTTGCCGAAGGTGAAGGGACTGTCGCCGCGTGAAAACTGGAAGTGGCGGCCCATCGGCGGCGACACGCCTGAGAACCGCGCGCGAGCCGAGAAACTCGTGCCGCGCGAGTACCTCGAGTTGTCCGATCGCAAGCTGACCGCGATGGCGAAGGCGCACAAAGGGTCGTTGCGGATCCCGGGCATTGAGTTCTACGACGCGGGCTCTGTCTCGGTGCGGTGATGAAGACGACGATCGACGTGGTCAACCGCCGCGAAGGGGAGCAGATCCGCCGGGCGCTCGAGGATCCGCAGGTCCGCGCTTTCGTGAAGGTCATGGGCACACTCCTCGCGTTGAACAGCGACCGTGCACGCGAGCGGGTGTTGCGGTTCGTGGCGGACAAACTCGATGAAGAGCGGGCCGACTTCGTCTCGCCGTTCGCGGAAGCACGTCGATGACGACCATCAACGAGAAGATGGGGCTGCCCCCACGCAGGCGGCGGCGAGCTGCGACGCACGCGCCGTCGCTGGTCTCGCATGCGCAGTGTCCGATCTGCCGCGGCGGGCACGTTGTCGAGAACCGCATTCACGGTGTCGTGAAACGCCTGTGCGGCCACTGCGGGCATTTGTGGGAGCCGGGCGACGGCGACAAGGACGGCAGCCAGCTGTGACGCGCTCCGCCGATCCTGATCTAGCGCTCGAGACGGCCCGCGATCTCCTGGAGGGCACTGTATGCGCTTGCGGGCACTGCAACTACGAACACGAGGACAAAGGCCCGTGCGGCGCGGCGCAGTGCCCGTGCCAGACGTTCCGGCCGGTGGCGTTTGTCGTTCGGAGGGCTTGATGCCGGATCCCGGTCACGAGAACTTGATTCGCGATCTCGAAGAGCTCCTTCAAGGCGCGAAGGCCTTCGAGTTTCACGACTTCAAGAACGAGAAGCACGCCGCGCCGAAGGTCGCGCTCTATAAGCAGCTGCACTACCTGGCTGAGCAGGTGAAACGGGGCCGGTACGACAACGACGAGAGGTCCTAATGCCGTTTACGCGCGAGCAACTGATCGACCTGTTCACCTACCACGCGCCGACGCCCGACCAGGTCGAGGACTACCAGGCGATCCGGACCGCGGCGCTCGAATTCGCCAGTGTCATCTGCGAGCACACGCCGGCGAGCGCCGATCAAACCGTCGCGATTCGGAAACTGCGGGAGGCCGTGCATATCGCCAACGCAGCGATCGCGCTCGAGGGGAAGTTTTGATGGTGCGAGCAGTAGGCAATGAGTGATGACGGACGGACGGACGGACGGACGGACGGACGGAGCAATTCTCGTGCTCACGTCGGGATTCTTTGGTGCGCGAATCAGCGGCATCGTAAAGGCAACGGTTGGGCGTTTCCACCGAACGTGCGACGCAAACTGGTCGATCTGACGGCCAACAAACGCGTCGGGCATTTCTTCGGGGGGCTCGCGCCGTGGGGGATTCGACTCGACGTCGATCCGGCGGTGCGGCCGCACGTGATCGGCAACGCGTGGCTCGCGCCGTTTCGACGCGACGCCTTCGACGTCGTCGTACTCGATCCGCCGTACGTGCGACTACGCGGCCAGGAGAAGCGGCGCCTGTTCGACCAAGCCGCATGGTGCGCGCGCGAGTGGGTGATCTGGTTCCACACCGTGTGGGTCGCGGCGAACGCCGGCATGACGCTCGAGGACGCGTGGCTCGTGCGCGTCGGAGATAGTTGTCACGTGCGCTGCCTACAGGTCTTTCGCGTGGTGCGGAAGGCCTCGGCGCCGCCGGATTGTTGGGCGACTGGCGGTCCAGCGCTTCGTTACAACCGGTGGCTGACTGGTCAGCGTGGCTTGTTTCAACCTGAGGTTGTGTCGTGAGGACACGGACGAAGAAACCGAAGAAGGTCGCGTACCGTTTCATCCCGCCCGACGTCGGCGCCGGCCCGGCGCTCTACGCGCTGCTGCGCGACCTCGTCGATGCCCATCATCCCGAGCTCGCCGACGCGAAGATCGCACTCGCGTGGAATCGCTCGTGGCAGCCCGACGTTGATGGGCGCGTCACGCTCGGCCAATGTAAGAAGGTGGGAGACCTCGAGCGGGAAGTCGCCGACCTCGCCGGCTACGACTTCATCATCATCCTGCGCCAGGTGTTCTGGGACGACGAGATGGTGACCGACCAGCAGCGACGCGCGCTGCTCGATCACGAACTCTGTCACGCCGCGGTGAAACTCGACGAGCACGGCGATCCCGTGATCGACGAGCGCGGGCGGACGGTCTATCGCCTCCGGAAACACGACGTCGAAGAGTTCACCGCGATCTCGGAGCGTTACGGCTGCTGGAAGAGTGACCTCGAGGCCTTCGCGCGAGCGCTCGAGCGCGCCCGTCACGACGATCGCTGGGTCGGGTATCGCTCGCTCCAGGAGCAACTACGCGTCGCCGGCGCGAGCTTGCCGCTCGAGGTGATCACGGAGTGGACGGAGGCGCAGCGGAGGGAAGCGAGTCGCTGGGCGCGCATGCGTCAGGACTTCCCGAAATTCTTCGACGCGCTGCCGGCGTTTATCGCCGGCGCGATCCCCACGGAGGCACCGTCAAAGGAGGTGGTCTAGATGCCACGGGCTCGGCTACTCAAGCCTGGCTTTTTCAAAAACGAAGAGTTGGCGCGGCTGAGTGAGCGCCATCGGTTGCTCTACGCGGGACTCTGGACCTTAGCTGACCGGGAAGGGCGGCTCGAGGACCGGCCGGAACGCATCAAAGGGGAGTTGTTTCCGTACGAGGCGGATATCGACGTGAACGCGCTGCTCACTGACCTGCAGCACGCCGGGTTCATCGTTCGGTACACATACGGAGACAACAGTACGTCTAGTAAGTCGCACGATCGATCCCATGCCATCGCGATCCCGACGTTTTCGCATCATCAACATCCACACCAGCGAGAGACGCCAAGTGTCATTCCTCCACCGACTTCGAAGCGTTCTCGCCTCCTCTTGACGACTGAGGGGAAGGCCGCGCCTAGGCATCGCCCAGGCATAGCCAAGGAGGCGCCTAGTCCGCCTTGTATCTTTAACCCTTGTACAGATCCGGTACCTAAAGATAAAAGCAGTGCCGCTGTCGCGTCACGTCGCCTACCGGCTCCTGAAAACCCGAAAGACAACATCAACGTCATCACGAAGTTGGTGCACGACGCGATCGGCGTGCTCGGCACGACGTCGCTCTCGGACTTGACCGAGTATGTGAAGGGACGCTGCGCCGAGCTCCGCATCACTTACGACAGCCTGGTCGTGAAGAAGGCGATTGATTCGGCGCAGTTTCAGCGGCAGCACAAAGTGCCCGTGGAGGCTCGATAAATGGGACGTGTCTACGACCACATCGAACTGATCGGCCCGCGCGTGCTCGTGCGGCCGCTCCCGGATCTCGAATTCATGGCCGACGGTCTGCTGGTGAAACCCGACTCCGCGCGCCACACGCAGAACCGCGCCGTCGTCGAGAAGGTCGGTCCGGGCGAGCTCCTCACGGACGGGAAGGCCCGCCGCGGTATGCCGTTCGGCGCCGGCGACTTGGTGTTCTATCAGAAATTCGCCGGCACCTACGTCACACTCGACGACGTCGATCGGCTCATGCTGCTCGAGGATGAAATTCAGGGCCGCGTCCCTGCGACGTTCGTGAAACTGATCGCCCACACGCATGCCGACGCCACGGATATTGAACGGCGCGTGCGTGCGCTCGATGCCGACGGCACTGGTCCCACGTTCACCGCGACAGAACACCTGGAGGGCGAGCCGTGTTTGATGTGCCACGAGATGGCGACGCTCGAGGAGCGGGAGCGCAGGGCACGCGACGCGAAGAGCAACCTCGAGACGATGCGCGAGCAGCTCCGCCAATCGCGCCAACAGAACGCGAGCGATTCTTCACCGACACCAGTCCCGACGTCGGGCTCTATGGACGACGACGGGTTGAGTTCACGGTGAGAGGCCTCGTCGTGCCGCAGGGCTCGGCACGCTCGTGGGTGCGCACGCGCCAGGACGGCACCCACTACGCCGTCACGACGCATGACAATCCCGCGGTGACCGAGTGGAGACGGCTCGTGAGCGACGCGGCGCGCCGCGCGATTCCGCCGGACTTCGTGCTCTTTGCGGGCCCCGTCGCCTTGACGGCGACGTTCTATCTGCCGCGGCCGAAGTCCGCGCCGAAATCCGTCATCGTCCCGACGACGCGGCCGGACCTCGATAAGGCGCTGCGGAGCGTGCTCGACTCGTTGTCGAACGTGCTCTTTCGCGATGATAGCCAGGTGTATCGGGTGCTTTGTGAAAAGCGGTACGCGCAGGCCTCGGCGCCGGCGTCCGCGCAGATCGTCGTCGAAGGGTGATGCCGCTGTATCTCGATGACCTCCAGGCGCAACAGTGCCTCGATCCCGACTGCAGCGATCCCGCGTGCGACAACCTCGTGTTCTCAGGCCGCTGTCATCCAGGTCAACCCGTGCTGCTGTCGACGTCGAAGGGCCGTGGGGTACTGATGGTGTGGTGCGCGATCTGCCACACCTACATCGCCGAAATCGCGGTGGCGGCGCGGCCGGTCAATTAGGGAAGGAAATAATGAAAGTCGTTTCGTGAGACTCCCGACCGTGGCCATTCCACGGATCGGGTCCCGGGGGCGGCCGGGGTGGAGCTCGAGGCGCCGCCTTTCCCTCGAGCTCGCGTGTGTCTCTCGCCTTCACACGTCGAAAGTTGATCACCCCTCGCCGCCAGAACCCTCGAACCACCGATAGTCTTGCGTGAGGGACGGCTCCCTTCGGCACTAGCCCGAACTCGTTCCAGACGTAGCACTTCCCGTCGAGACCTCGACCGTATTGACGCCCACGGCCCGAGGCGGGTGTGCCGGAGGCGAATTGCGCCGACCATCAACCGACCGACACCAGACGCAGATGGGCAAGAAAGAGACCGCTGTAGTGCCGAAAGATGCCAAACCGGTTGAGCATCCAAAGGCCTTTGCACCGACGCCGAAGATGCTCGCGTTCCTCGTGGCGCTCTGTCAGGCGATCGTCGACGGCACGACGCTCTCGAATCGTGCGCTCTGCCTGACGGCCGACATCAGCCTGCAGACGCTCTGGGACTGGAAGCACGAGACGGCCGGCTTCAACGACTGGCTCGCGGATCAGGTGCGCAAGCACGCCGCGGCGCCGGCCGACTGGGAGATCGTGAAGGCCCTCGTCTACGCGCGCGCGAAGGAAGGCTCGATCGACCACATCAAGCTCGCCGTCGACCTCCAGCGCACCGCGCAGTCGATGCTCACCAACGGCCTGCCGGCGACGCCGGCGGGCACGACGCTGATCTTCAACATTCCGCGGCCGCCGAAGGAACTCGAGGGGAAAACAGTCGTGACCGGCGCGATCAAAGTCGAACAGTCATGAGACGCGCCGACCTCGCACTCGACCTCGCTGAGTTGCCGACGGCGAAGGCCAACCCCGAACGTCGCCTCGCGCACGCGGTGATTCTGCGCGCGCTGCAGGATGCCCGCGGCGTCTATGAAGTCTCGACGAGCGAGCGCGACGGTGCGCGACGCTTCCTCCGGAACGAATGCGGCGGCCTCGCGTACTGGTGCCAACTGGGCGATCTGAAGCTCGCCACGATCACGCGCTACGCGCGACGACAGTGGCCGACGCTGACGGTCGTCTCGTGATCAAGACGATCCTGCGCGGCGACGCGCTGACCGCGGCGCTCGCGCGCCAGGACCGCCGGTTTTCTGCCTTCACCGGTGAACCGACACACCACGTGTGTCTCCGCGACGCGCCGTCGCTGCCGCCAACCCGCTCGAGCGCTACATCATCGGCTACCGCGACGCGCGGACTGGCCTCCCGTGCGATCCCAACCCGAAGCAAGCCCTCGCGCACGCCAGTGAGGCCGACGAGCTCCTCTACGGCGGCGCCGCGTTCGGCGGCAAAAGCGAATGGGTAATTTGGGAAGCGATCGCGACGTGTCTCCAGTACCCGGGCTGCGACGTCGCGGTCTTTCGGCGGACGCGCGACGAGCTCGAGCACGATCTGGTTCAGCGTTTCCTGCGCTACGTCCCGACCTCGATCGCGAAAACCAACAGCAAGGTCGCCAAGTTCTTCAACGGCTCGCGGTTGCTCTGGTGCTACTGCCACACGCAGCGCTCGGTCTACCGCTATCAGTCGGACCAGTGGGTTGCGCTCTTCATCGACCAGGCGGACCACTTCACCGAGTCGATGGCGACGTATCTGTTCGGCCGTGTGCGCACGTCGAACCCCGCGATCCGCTGCAAGATCCGGCTGACGGCGAATCCGGGCGGCATCGGCCACGCGTGGATCAAGGCCCGCTACATCGCGCCGCCGCCGGAAGTGCTCGGCGACCGCCCGGCGCCGACGCGCGATGGGGAAGTCTGGCGCCCGCTCCCGAACAAGGACCTCCCGCACGACGAGCCGCTGACGCGGGCCTTCATTCAGGCGCTCATGACCGACAACGTGCCGGGCATGGTCGCCGACCCGAAGTACGTCGCGCGGTTGCGCGCCAACCCGAACGAGCAACTCCGCCGGATGTACGAAGAGGGCGACTGGGACGCCTTCGACGGCCAGATGTTCACGATGTGGCGGCCCGAGAAGCTGGTCACGTCGACAGAGTTCGCGCTGCTCGAGGCCGGCCTCACGGAAGGACAGCGCATTCCGTGGCACGTCATCCCGGACAGTCACTGGCGGCCGCCCACGAACACGCTCGTGTACGGCTCGGTCGACTACGGGTACGGCAATCCGTGGTCCGCGCACTTCCACGCCGCAATGCCCGACGAGCACCAGGTCACGTTCAAGGAGTTCTACGGCGTCAAGGTCCGCGACGTCGAACAGGCGCAGCGCATGCGCGACTGGCTCGAGGCGGAATGGGCGGCGCAGGACGAGCGGCGGCAGCCGCGGTGGAAGGTGCCCTACGTCGTGCTCGACGCCTCGATGTGGGGCAGCCGGCAAGAGCACGGGCTCGCCAAGTCGCGCGCGGAAATCTACGAAGACGTGCTCGGCATTCCCTGCAAGGTCATCATCAAGCCGGCGCCGGCCGGGCCGAACAGCCGCAAGTCGCGCCTCCAGCGCGCCCTGACCGCGCTCTCACCCGCCGCCGACGGGTTTCCCTGGGTGCAGGTCACGACCGCCTGCCCGAACCTGATTCGCACCCTGCCGCAGCTGATTACCGATCCGGACGACCCCGACGACATCCTGCACGGCGTCGGCAACAAGAAGCAGGAAGACCACGCCTATGACGACTGGAGCTACTACCTGGCGTCACGGCCGGAATTCCCGGGGGTCGACGAGGTCGACGCCGCACGGCTCAACGGACTCGGCATCGCACTGGGCACCACGCCACCCGTCGCGCCCGCCCGGCCAAGCCGTCGCCGACGCTGAGCGGATCAAAACCGGTCTTTTACGGGCAGCTGCAGCGGACGAAAGGACACACGGATGAACGCGAAGCGCGCGCGCGAGCAGCGGCGGGAAACCAAACGCACGCTCGGCCACCAACTCGAGGCCTTCGCGGACAACCAGCACCAGCGCCTTGTGAACGTCGAGGGCGAGGTCAAGGAATTGGCGGCCGAGAAGGCCGCGCTCAACGACCGCGTCATCGAGCTCGAGAAACGCGTGCACGCCGCCGGCTTGGCGCTGAATGACCTCCGCCAGCTTCGCGTCCTCGACCAAGCACACGTCGAACGACGACTCGGCAATCTCGAGAGCGATCGGCGCGTCGGCTTTGTCGCGCGCCTGAAGTGGCTCCTGGTGGGCGCGTGAGCATCCACTGGCATTGCCCTCGTCCGGGCTGCAACGTCATCGGCGTCACGCCGACACCGCCGCTGGAACCCCTGCGATGCGCCGTGTGTGGGACGGCAATGCAGCGCAACTGGCCAGCCACGACCGACTCCGGCTGGAACGTGCCAGCCAACGACCCGGACGCCCGCGAGGAATTCTGGCAGGACCTCGGTCGTCCATGAATTGGCCGTTCCGTCGTTCCGTCGCCCGGCAGCGGGAGCAACTCCTCGAGCTCCGGCTCAAGGACCTCGAGCAACAACTCGCCCACGAACGCGAGCAGACGACGTACTTCCGCACGCGCTACGAACGGATCGCCGACGAACTCCTCTTCAGCCGCGGCCAGATCGCCGCGCCGGTCCACGTCGAGAGCAAGACGTCCACGAAAGAACCTGTGACCAACCGATTGCTGCGCATCGCCAACATCACCGGCAGTGCCCGCGGCGTCGATTTCCAACGCGCCCCGGACCGTGGCCCAGAACCCCTCCCAACCCCCTAAGACGCAGGTCAATTACAGCGGCCCGAAGGCCAAGCAACTCGCGCAGGACTGCATCGCCGCGGTCCGCACCGATGCCGCGCGCCTCGATCGCGACAAGGCCGACTGGCTGAACATCCTCGGGTTTCATGGGGGCGTCGACAACTGGTGGGTCACGTGGGACCAGGTCGACAACCTGTGGCGCCGGATTCCGGACGACGACAGCGAGTACGGGCTGCCGGCGGAAGTGCCGCGCCAGGCGAGCAATCTCTTCAAGCGGAAGATCGACGGCATCGCCGCGATTCTGAACCAGTCGGAACCCGCGCAGGAGTGGCGGCCGGCGACCGATGACGATGCGGCACGGGCGACGGCCGACATCATCGACGACGTGCTGCCGGTCCTGCGCGACGAGTGCGGCTACGACCAGGGCGATCGCGAGTTGATCAACCTGCACGTCACGCTCACCGACAAGGTCGGCTACGAGGTCTACTTCGACACCGACGAGAAGTACGGCACCGAACTGATTCAAGGCTTGTCCTGTCCGTCGTGTGACTGGCAGGGCATGCCGATGGAAGTGGACGACGCCGGCGGCCCGGCGATGGACGACCAGGACACGCACGGGGCCTGTCCTCAGTGCGGCGCACCGGGCGAGTCGCTCGAGCCGCTGCTCAACCCGCTGACGGGCGAGCCGCGTGGCGTCCACTACCCGAAAGGCAAGATCTGCGGCCGCGTCATTCCGAGCTTCGAGATCTCGCTCCCGCCGAGTGCGCGGGAGTGCCGCGTGAAGAAGGTCCCGTACCTCGTGACGCACACCTGGATGGCGCGCGAAGACGCGATCCGGATGTACCCGAAGAAGGCCGCCGTCATTCGCCAGGCGCGCGCTGAGTCGAGCGCCGGCAACACGAGCTCGCAGTACGCGAGCGCCGTGCGCAACATCTCGAGCCCGCATGCGGCCGCCCGCGGCGTGATGCCGCAGACGAAGGACGCGATCGTCGTCTGGCGTATCGTGCATGACCCGATCAACGACGAGCTCGAGGGCTACAACTTTCCCGACGGCCTCGACATCGTCCTCATCGACAACGAAGTCATCGACAGCGGCCCGCTGCCGCTCGTCGACGACCAGGGCCAACCGATCAAGCCGATTGCGCTCCGGCAATACGTCGCGGCCCCCGGCTCCCCGTTCGGGATTCCGCCGGCTGACGACCTGGGCGTGCTGCAGCGCCAGCGCAACCTGCTCGAGACGCTGCTGATTCTGATTCTGATCAACCTCGGGTCGCCGACCACGTGGGTGCCCTCCACGGTCACGATCGAGGACGAGATCGACCGCAACCCCGGCGCCATCAACCGCTACCGGAGCCACGGCATGAGCGGCGAGAAGCCGTTCACCGAGCCTGGCGTCAACCCGCCCGAAGGCCTCTACAAGGCCCTCGAGATGAACACCCAGATGTTCGACACCATCTCGGGCCTCAACGCGATTCTCGAGGGGCAACACCAGGAGGGCGTCAACACCCTCGGCGAAGTGCAGCGCCTGCAGGAGCGCGGGATGGCGACGTTCCTCACGCCGCTGACCCACCTGATTCAGTTCGAGAACGAGCTCGCGTATCTGCTCCTGCAGACCGCGCGGCAGTCACTCTGGACGACGCGCCTGATTCGTGCCGTTGGCGAGAATGGGCAGTGGGAGATCAAGCAGTTCAGTGGCGCCGACCTGCACGGGAGTGTCGACGTCTACGTCAACCCAACCTCCGCCTGGCCGAAGTCCGACCTGCTGCAGCACCTGCGCCTCAAGGACGCGATTGAGATGCAGGTCGTCGACCCGCACGATCCGGAAATCCAGGAGAAGGTGCTGTCCGACTACGCGCTCACGCACCTGAAGCCGAGCCTCGACGAAGACCGCAAACAAATCGCGCGCGAGCTCGAGCGCTGGAAGCAGGCGCAGTCGCCGCAAGAGATCGAACCGCCCGGCCCCTTCATCAACGAGCAGTTCCACGTCGTGCGGAAGTCGAACTTCATGAAGACCGAGGAAGCCGAAGCGATCAAGCTCCGGAGCCCCGAGGTCTGGCAGGCGATGGCACAGCACATCTCGCAGCTGCAACAGTCGATCGCCGCGAAACAACAGGCCGCCGACGGCAAGGCGGGCGGGAAGGGCCAGGACGAACCGAAAGCGGCCTTCTCGTTCAAGGGCGAGGATCTCGCCGATCCGATCGTGCGCCAGGCGTTCATCGCGCTGATGGCGAAGGACGGCCTCCTCGATCCGCACTCCGCCGCGGCCGAGGCGCCGGCCCCGGTCAAGGACACCGGCAAGGACACGGGCCCCGACGGGACGGTGCTCGACCATCACATTCACGCCGGCCACCTGATTCCCGCCGGCGGGCCGAAATCCAGTCCGCTCGACGCGCATCTGGCCGCCGGGCATCTGCGACCCGCGCCGCCGGCGCCGCCGCCGCAACCGGGACCGCCCGCATGAGCGCTGCCCTGCGCCAGGCCGTCCGGGATCTCCTGCGCGAAGCCGAAGATCACGGCCCGATCCACGACGAAAGCTCGCTCGGCCGGATCCGCACCCTGCTGCGTCGGACCGAACGCGCCAGCGCCGCACCGGAACCCGTGCAGGTGCATGCGCACGAGCTCGACATCGCGCGCCTCGTCGACGCCTTGTCGGCCTTCAAAAAAATCGGCGGACATTTCGTCGGGTGCGGCGCCGATAAGGACGGACGGATTTGTTCGGCGAGCTGCCGACGCGCGCAGGCCGCGCTCGAGCGGCGTCACGTGACCGCCGCGGCCGGCACCGTCGACGCGCACCTGATCACGATTCGCGCCCTCGAACAAGAGCGCCGCGAGCTGCAGCGCACGATTGCGAAGTTGGAAACGTTAGCGGGCCTGGTGAAGCGCCCGCGCGGCCGACCGCGCAAACGGCCGGTGACCCAGACGATGAGCACGTAACGCACGACCTGAACCCGGCGTAGCGCGAGGAACTCGAGAGCCTCGCGCGTATCGCACTGCCCGCGAACGCCGGACGCTAGTCAACGCACAAGGGCAGACCTGCGACGAAGAAATACGGGCGGCGTCGCTGATGGATTTCCGAACGGAGATCTGTGAGCGATGTCGCCCGTTTGCTTTTGGCTGGTCTGCCCCGTTTCTCGAGGAGAGAGCCAGTTATGTTTGGTCACCTAGGGACGAGCGAGCACGCCGAGCGTCACACTCTCGCGGCAGACGAGATCTGCTACTGGGATGCGCCGGCGTCAGAGCTCGGGTTCACCGGCGCCGCCGCCAGTGGCCCTGCCGCACCGGCGTCTGAGACCGCGGCGGCTGACCCGGGTTCGGACACCGACGCCCACGCGGCCGCGGACCAGGACGCTTCGGACACGACCGAAGACGTCGAGCGCCCCGACGCAGCGGAGGAGGACGACCCGAACGCTGACCCGCTCGACGCGCTCGCGCGCGACGAGGAGTCCGACGAGGACGCACCCGCCACACGCACGATCGAAGATCGCTATAAGGGGCTGAAGCAGCGCGCCCGCAAACTGGAGCGCGCGTACAAGAAGCACCTCCCGACGATCCAAGCGTTGCGAGAGGCCGGCGTCGACCTGCGGACCCTCATCCAGCGGAGTCAGAAGCTCGCTGATTTCGAACGCAATCTCGAGAGCAACCCTCGGGTGCGCTCGTTGCTATACGGCGAGGACGAACCGAACACAGACCGTCGAGACAGCCGATCCGACCGCGGCCGCGGCCGCGCCGAAGAGGACACGGTCAGCTACCCGTTCGACACGAACGACGAAGTCGGACGGTTCCTCGCGGACTTCCATAAGAGCACGCGCACGCAGTCGACTGACATCGTCTCGCGCCTCGAGCGCATCGAGCAGTCACTGGGGCAGCGCGTCGACCGCATCGAGCAATCGACGCGGCAGCGGGAAGTCACCGCGATGCAGACCGAGTGGCGCTCGGCCACGCAGGCCGCCGCCGGCAAGCTCCCGGAAGAGTACCGGCCGATGTTCAACGACGCGGTGTACGGCGCGATGGAGCAGGTCGCCAGCGGCCGGCTGCGCGCGACACCGCAGCAGATCATCGACCACTACCTCAAACGGATCAAAGTCTCCGACGGCCAGAAGGCTCGGGCCTCGAATGCCGCGCGTCAGCGCATCGCGACGCGCAACGACCAATTACCACGTCGACCGAGTGGCAACGCCAATGGTTCGCCGGCGTCGCCGCGGTCCCGTGCGATTCCCCGCCTCGAAGAGTTCAACCGCGACATTTCGCGACGCTTCGGGTCGGTGTAGGAGCACCAGCATGTTTCGATTCCTCAAGGCGCTGACGCAGAGCCCCGACGGGCTGTTGCATATGCCCGGCGCCGATCTCACCTCGTGGGACGCCCTCTTGCGAGAGGACTATTCCCCGATCATTCAGAACGAACTCACCGAAGACAACCCGATTCAGGCGTTCATGGCCGAAGAGGTCGCGGACGACTCCTGGACCGGCAAAGAGAAGTACGTCCCCGTGAAGGTCGGCCGCAACTGGTCGGTCGGATCGATCGGCGCCGGCGGCGCGATCCCGCCGAAGGGCCGTGCGAAATACGACAAGTTCCTGATCGGCATGCGTGACGTGTACGGCGCCGTCGGCTTCGAGCGGATGGTGATGGAGCAGTCGCGCAGCAAGAAGGGGAGCTGGGCGTACGTCGTCCCGCAGGAAATGAACGGCCTGGTCGAAGACCTGACGTTCACGCGCAACCGCATCGGCTGGTACTACGGCTCGGGCATCCTCTCGCTGCTCTCCGGCCAGCACACCAACACGACGACCCTGACGCTGAAGAACCCCGGCAACGTCACGGGCACCGTGATGCCGAACCGCTACATCTTCGGCGACGCGACGTCGGGGATGACGGTCGCCGTCACGGACACCAACGGCAACATCCTCGGCACCGGCACGATCACGGCGATCTCGTCGAACGGCAACACCGCGACGCTCGACACCGCGATCACGGCGGCCGACGGCAGCTACGTCGTGCTCGCGCAGAACGCGACGCAGACCTCCTACAACAAGGAGCCCGAGGGGCTGCTCGCCGGCATCGACGACGGCACCTACGTCGGGACGTATCACAACCTGTCCCGCACGACGTATCCGATTCTCCAGTCGCCCGTGTTCACGGGCGTCGGGGCGCTGAGCGCGGACGCGATTCAGCAGGCCATCGACGCCGTCGCGATCAAGGTCGGCAAGACGATCGACATGCTGCTCGGCGAGCTCGGCGTTCTGCGCGCCTACCTCGTGCTGACGGAGCTCGATCGCCGCTACACCGGCGCGGAGCTGATGCGGCCGGACGCTGGCTCCTCGCGCGCGAAGCGGCCGACCGGCCGGAAAGCGCAGATCACCTTCGGCGACATCCCGTTCTTCGCCGACCGTGACGGTCCGTTCGGATCGCTCTTCGGCGTCAACAAGGGCAGCTGGGTCCGCTACACGCTCCAGAAGGGCAAGTGGGCGGATGAAGACGGCCACACCATTCGCTGGGTGCCGGGCTTCGATCAGTGGCAGGCGTTCTACTTCCTGCTCGAGAACTACCACTGCCATGCGCCCGCGCGGAACTTCCGCATGGACGGCATCACCACCAACCAGGTGCTGGTGCACAGCTATTAATCGCGTGAGCTGACGTGAGGGCGGTTGCCGTGAGGTGACCGCCCAGACGTCGCGACGCTTGTAGGAGAGACATGGGCAAGATCTACGACCCGCAGCTGCCTGACGGCGTGAACGTCGTCGACCTCACGCCGGCCACGCCGGCGCAAGAGGCGCTGACGCCCGAGACGATCGTCGTGGTGATCAACCGCGGTCACGAAACGCTCGTGCGCAAGTTCGACGGCATCGACTACCCGCTGCACCCGCACACCGTCGGCCTGATCAAGATGCCGTACGGCGCGGCGCTGCATTTCCAGAAGCACTGCACGGTCCCTGGAACGCGCGATGCGGTCACGAGCGCCGAGCAGAGCTACCTCGGGATCCTCGGCATCGACCCGGAAGACTGGTGCACCCCCTTCTCGGTCGCGGAGTGCGAGGCCTTCGGGCAGCGCGTCGAAGCGATCCAGCGCGAAGAGGGCGAGGAAGTCACGGCCGTCAACGTCGGGCGCCAGGTGGCGTCGGGCAAGGTGCCGGTCGGGCGCGGCCAGAGCCGCGGCGGGAAGAAGACGGGCTTCGCGCGCAAAGGCGTCACGGCCAAAGGCGACGAAGTCGATCGCGCTGAGGTCATGACGACCGACGGGCGCGCCGCGCAGGACGTCATCAACGACGTCAACAACGACGAGTGATGGACGTCTATCTCGACCACGTGCCGGTGTCGCCGCGACTCCGCCTCCCGAAGGCGCTCGAGTTCGCGCAGCGCTACGTCGGCGCGTTCGATCGGGATCTGCGGCTCCGCCGGAGTGCGGAGAACCCGCACGTGTACGTGCTCGAGCGGCGCTGCCGGCGTCGACCGGCGGCGAACACGGCGATGCGCGACGCCTCGGACATTCACATTCAGGCGCGAGACGGCTACATCCACGTCGCCAGCGTGCATCCGAACGTCGTGGCACGGCCGTGGGGCATCGTCGCCGAGCTCCTGGAAGGCGGCCGCGACAACTGGATGGAAGGCGGCGCCGACAAGGTCTTCGACGAGATCGTCTACGAGAAGGCCTTCATGAAGTACACGCGCCGGCAACGCCGGCTGCGGATTCTGCGCGAGATGGCGCTCGAGCACTTCGACTTGTTAGACCGGCTGGGTGACCGCGAAGGGCGCACCAGTCGGACGCGTATTTCCAACGTCGGCACACAGCCGCTGCACCGCGCAGCGTAGGAGTTCTTCAGATGTTGTACGGGGGCATTCGAAAGGTCGTCGCGAAGACCGCGAACTACACGGTCAACCCGGATCGCGACAAGAGCGGGCAGCTGTTCACGACGAAGGGCGCGACCGGCGCCGTCACGTTCACGCTGCCGACGCTCAACACGCCAAAGGCCGGGTACTTCGTCGACTTCCACAACGAGGTCGACCAGAACATGGTCGTCACGGCGGCCGCTGGCAAGGCGATCGCGGACGGCAACGCCGCGGCGACGTCCCTGACGGCGTCGACGGGCGGTCACAAGATCGGCGCCCGCATTCGCGCGGAGTGGGACGGGGCGGCCTGGCTCCTCCTCGGTACCAACGCCGGCGTCACGTACACCGTCGCGTAATTCACTTTTCACGAACGAGGACATCGCACCATGTTGGGACTTCAGACTCTTGTATTCAGCCACCCGGTGCTCAGCACGCTGGGGCTGCTCGTCGGATTCGCGGCCGTCGGCATGGCGCTCACCAGCAAGCTGCCGGCGCAGAACGATTTCGCCAAGCTGCTCTTCTCACTCGGCTTCATGGACGCCAACGCGAACCTGAAAGGCCCGGTCGGCGGGGCGCTCGGCACCTTGGCGATGTACGACCAGCTGCGTGATTCGCAGTTCTCGATCGCGGGCGTCGGCAACGCGGCCGACACCACCGACGACACGCTGTTCAGCACGTCGCTCCAGGCGAACGAGCTCGCCAAGAACGGCGACGAGTACGTCCTCGAGGCGTGCGGATCGACGGCCGCCAACGGCAACAACAAAACGATCAAGGTGTTCTTCGGCGCCACGGCCGTGCTCAGCTCAGGCGTCATCACCTCGAACGCCAAGAAGTGGACGGCGTACGTCCGCGTCAAGCGCTCGGCTGCCGGCACGCAGATCGCCAACGGCGAGTTCACCGTCGATGGCACCGCGACGACCGTCAACCTCACCACGCCGGCCGAAGACCTGACGGGCGCCGTCACCGCGAAGGTGACCGGTGCGTCACCGACGACCGGTGCGGCGAGCGACGTGCTCGGCAACGACTGGTCTGTCGTCCGCCGCGGTCTGGCGTCGTAACCAAGCCTCGCCCGGATGGGCGGGAGAGGCGCGCGCGGGTGTGCGTGACGGGGATCCGTCGGCACCCCGCGCCCGGCCTCGGTCTGGAGTAGTGCGATGGCAGCAGGAGCCTACAGCGGCCCGATTCAACCGCTCGCGCCGATCCGCCAAACGATCAACAACGCCGGCGGCGCGCAGCAGGGCAGCAGCACGCCCGGCAACGTGCACGGCGTCGTCATCAAGGCGATCTGCCCGGGCCAGAACATCTATGTCGGCGTGTCGAGCGCGGTCACCACGGGGACCGGCTACAAGATGGGCGACGGCGAGACGCTGACGTTCGAAGTCAAAAACCTCAACAAACTCTGGTTCATTGCGAGCGCCGATGGGCAATCAATTTCGGTTCTGCCGTTCCTCCGTGCGTCGGTGGTCTAGCGCGCTCATCGCGCTGATCGTCCTGGTCGCCGCGCCGGCGTCGGCGCAGCAGACCGGATCCGGCGTGCTGCCCGGATCGCAGCCGCTGTCGTCGGGCGGGGCATTCACGTCGCCGCTGCTCGCGCCGGACGGTACGGCGTCTGCGCCGCCGTACGCTTTTTCGGGTGAGACAACCACAGGCCTCTATCGCGGAACGAACCTGGTTGCGCTCAGTTTGCAAGGCACCGCGCGGCTCGGCGTGATTTCTGGCGATGTGGTGATTCATTCGGGCAGCCAACTCGCTTGGTCTTCGAGTGCGTTTTCTGGCGCCATCGACACGATCCTCCTTCGCGACGCCGCCAACACGCCCGCGTGGCGCAACGGGACGAACGCGCAGACACTTCGCATCTACAACACATTCACGGATGCGAGTAATTACGAGCGGGTCAATTTCAGCTGGGCATCGAATCAATTCAATCTACTCGTTGGCGCGGCTGGCACTGGGCAGAGCCGGTCGATTGCCGTTGGCACCGACACAACCAGTTCAGGCAGCCTGACGTTTCAAACGGCAGGAACCAACCGCTGGCAAGTCAGCGGCGCCACCGGGCACTTCCTCGCGCAATCGGACAACACGAACGACATCGGCGCGAGCGGCGCGAACCGACCGCGGGCGCTCTACCTCGCCGGCCAAGCCACCATCGGCGGCGACGTCGTCGCAAGCGGGTTCCTGACGACGAGCAGCGGTGTCAAGGGCCCCGGTACAGTTGCGACAGCGGGTGATATCCGACTACAGAACAGCAACTCGATCCAGTTCAGTGACTCCGGTGCGGCAGCGCGCATCCTAATTGGCACAGGCGGCACCAGCAACAACGAAACGTTGCTCGGTAACTCTGCTTATCCAACGCGCGCCCGCACCTCGATGGCTACGCCCGGTTCGTTGGGCAACGGCGACGTGTGGGTCGAGTCGAACACAGGTGCGATAACAGGCGCGAGTGGCGCGCTCAAGGCGCAGCTAAACGGTGCGACCGTCTTCGTCGCGCCCTCGATTCGTGCAACCGGACGCGCAACCGCACAGACCGCAGCGAACGCTTCCGTCGCAACCTTCACGGTCGGCTCCGCGGACGCCAGCTTTGAAGTCAGCGCGAACGTCCTCGTCACGACTGCGACGACGCATACGTTCACAGTCGAATGCGCCTACACCGATGAGGGCAACACCGCGCGCGTGCTGACCATGCCGTTCACGCTTGTCGCCGGCAGCGCGATCGTCACCTCGGTTGCCAATGCCAACGGCGCGGTGCCTTACATCGGCATCAACATGCACATTCGCGCGAAGGCATCGACGGCAATCACGATTCGCACCCAGGCGGCAGGCACTTATACGACGGTGACCTACAACGTCGAGGGGCTCATCACACAGGTCAGCTAAGGGACGTGCATGCCCGCGGTCTTCACGCCGTCGTATCTCGAAGCGCTCGCCGCGCAGGTCCCGGACGATCCGCCGCCGGCCCGGCCGCAGGCCCGTCCGTCGCTCAAGGCGCCGATGGCGACGGCGATCGCCGGGCAAGCCGCTGACGCGGCCTCGACGCTCTACAACTTTTCGCGCGGGTTCGGCGAGTCGAACGGCGTCTACGGGGGTGGACAGCCGACCGGCCGCGTCCTGGCGACGAAGGCCGCCATCGGGCTGGGGATTCCCCTGCTGATGCGCGAGCTCGCCCGCGAAGGACATCCGACCGTTGCGAAGTGGCTGGGGTACGGCACTGGCGTCGCCGGCGCCGTACCGGCAGCCATCAATCTCGGAGCCCGCCGCTAGATGCAGCAGACCCGCCGCGAGATCGTCGACGAGTTGCTCGACTTCATGGGCGAGTCGAACGACAGCAACGCGCGCACGACGGCCAACCGCCTGGTCAGTCGCGTCGTGCTGCGGTTGTGGCTGAAGCACCCATGGACGGCGTTCGTGTCGCCGACCCCGTACCAGTTCGCCAGCGTCGCGAATCAACGCTCGTACGCGTTGCCGGCGTACTTCGGACGCCCGCAGCAGCGCGTGGCCGCGCGCAACCTCACGACGGGCCGCGAGATCAGCTGGCGCGACCCGATGCAGATCCTGCACGACGATCCGCTCGTCGGCACGAGCTCGGAAGGCGCGGCGGAGCCGGAAGCGTATTCGGTCGCCGGCGTCGCCGGCGTCACAACACAGCCCGCGTCGACGGGTGATGCGCTGGAACTTGTCTCGACGAGCGCCGCGGACACGACCGTCAACGTCACGATCGAAGGCCTCGACGCGAACGGCGTCGAATCGCGCAGTCAGATCACCCTGACCGGCGCGGTCGCTATTGCGGCGGGGACGTGGAGCCAGATCGAGGAGTTCTCGAAGGCGCTCCCGGCCGGCACCGATCCCGCGACGGAGGGCACGTCGAGCGTCGGCAGCGTGACGCTGCGGAAAGCCGGCGGGGGCACGACGCTCGAGACGCTCCTGCCCGAAGAATCCGCGCGCCAGCACACGCTCCTGAATCTCTATCACCTCCCGTCGGCGGTGTGGACGTTCGCGATTCCCTTCCTTCGCGCGCCGCGCAAGCTGCGCTACGACAGCGACGCCCTGCCGCAGTTCTGGGGACCGGCCGTGCTCGAGGCCCTGATCATCGAGTGGCAGGTCAACCGCGGCGAGATGACGCGCGCGCAGGCTGACCAGGCGCCGCGGCCCGACTTCCTCGATCTGCTCTCGCACGAGAACCGGACCAAGGCGAAGCCGCGCGTGCGGCCGTATCACCGGCCATGAGTTACCTGCAGCCGCGCTTCAAATTCGGCACGCGCGACTTCTCGGGTGGGTACCTCGACGTGCCGGAAGCCGATACGCTGCCGGCGTCGACGTCGCCCGACGCGAAGAACTGTCTCCTGCTCTCGCTCGAGCGCGCGGAAGACACGGGCAAAGGCCGCGCGGTCCTGCGCAAGCGGTACGGCTCGGGGCTCATCAACCCGACGGCGATCGCTTCGGCGAAGACGGTCGACGGGCTGTTCGAGTTTCTGCGCGAGACGGCCGCCGGCGAGCTGCTCGCGGTGTGCAACGGCGCGGCCTCGAAGTTCGACGGTGTGAACGCCTTCAGCGCCCTCACGGGCGGCACCGGGTTCACCGTCGGCAACGCCGCGCGCTTTCTGGCGTTTCGGAACAACGCGCTCATCTGCGATGGCAGTCAGAACCTGCGCTACAACGGCACGCAGTGCTTCGGCGTCGGGTTCGCGGCGCCGACGGGGGCGCCGACACTCGCCGTCGGCGTCGGCGTCGGGTTGACCGGCACGTACGAAGGCTTTGCCGTGTGGTACGACTCTGTCACCGATCACGAGAGCTCGCCGCCGCTCAATGCCGACGGGTCGCTCGCGCTCAGCGCCCAGGTCGCGCTGGTGAATCAGAGCCGCAAGTGGACGAAGCCGGCCGGCGCGCCGCCGTCGAATGTCGACAAATGGCGCGTCTACTGCCGCCGCGTCGACACGAATGAGCGCAACTACTTCCGCTCGGCCGAAGTCGCGATCGGCACCGCCAACGTCGACGAGACGGTCTCCGACAACGGCCGCACGAATATCGGGCCGAACCCGTACGACAACGACGTCCCGCCGGCCTTCGCGCTGATGGAAGAGTTCAAGGGCTTCCGCCTCGGCGTGAAGACGAACAGTTCCGATCTCTACGTCAGTAAGCAGTACGACGCGGAGTCGCAGCATCCGAAGAACGTGTTTCCCGCCGGCGGCAAGGGTGACAGCAAGCCCGTACGCTGCGTGCGGAAGTACGGCGAGCAGTGTCTCGTGCAGAAGCCGCGCAAGTCGTACCGTGTCGTCGGCGACAAGCTGCCGTTTCAGATTCTGCCGATTCAATCGAGCCTCGGGAACGTCAGCCAGGAAGCGGGCCTCGAGGTGCGCGGCTGGTTCTACGGCTACGACGAGATCGTCGGCCCGTACCGCACGAACCTGTCGGACTGGGAACCGATCGCGGACAACCGCATCGCGAACACGATCAAGAACGCCAACCGCGTGTCGCTGGACCAGATTCGCGCCGTCCACGTCGCGGCCTACAACCTGATCGTCTGGGCCGTGCCGACGACGACGTCGCGCAAGCGCACCCTCATCGCGTGGAACTACGTGCGCGAGTGCTGGCTGCCGCCGATCACGGGGTTCGAGTACTCGTCGCTCAGTGAGTTCACGACGTCAGCCGGCACGCTGGGCGTGTACTTCGGCGATTACTGGGGCCGCGTCTATCAGTTGTTCAGCGGCGAGATTGATGGGCCGCCGTCCGGCACGACGAGCGCGACGCTCACCGGGGCGACGTCCTCGACGCTCACCGCCAGCGCCGCAGCGTTCTACACGACGGGATCGGGCCTGGCCGGCATGCCGGTCGCGGTCCTCTCGCCCGCAGGGGCCTGGCAGTGGCTGCGCGTGCAGTCGAATACGGGCACCGTGCTCACGCTCGACACGACGAACGGGCCCTCGTTCACCGGCGACGTGACGATGGGGACGTGGACGGTCTACGTCGGTGCGATCGAGTGGTACTGGCGGACGCCGGCGAGCGACAACGGCCTCCCCGAGATGAAGAAGATTGCCCGCTGGTGTGTGGTGCAAGGGCGCGTCACCTCGGCGTCGCATCTGCTCAATGTCGGGCTGTTTCTGGATCAGCGCCTCGCGCGCGATCAACTCTTCACGTTCTCGTTCCCGGTCGGCGGCCTCGTGTGGGGCGTCGGGCAGTGGGGCGTCGACACGTGGGGCAACAGCACGCCGGAAACGATGAAGAAGCATCGACTGAATCGGAGCTACCTGAACGCGCAGTTCCGGTTCTGGAATTTCCTGCCGAATCAACCCATCGTCATCACGGCGTTTTCGCTCGGGGCCGATCCGTTGCTCTCGAGCTCGGTGGCCAGTGCCTAACGCGCGTCTGACGTTTGAAGATCGGGCCGCGATTGACGCCGCGACGCGGCACCTCGAGAGCGGGCGCGCGTTTGTCGGCCGGCCGTTGCGGCTGACCTTTGTCGCCGCGAACACACCACGCGACATCGAGCATGGCCTCGGGGTGATTCCCGACGGCTACGAAATCATCTTCGCCGACGGTGAGGTTCACGCGTCGGCGAATCTCTGGTCGCCCACGACGGCGTGGCTGCAGGCCAACGCGGCGAATACGCACGCCATCGTGCGCTTCTTCACTCTCCGGGAGGATCCCCTCGATGCGTAGGAAAGCGGTGTGGGGTGGACTCGTGCTCGTCCTGGCGCTCGCAGTGCCGGCGGCGGCGCAGATCACGATCCCGAACACCTTTACAGCGCTCACCACGGCGGATCCCGACCAGGTGAATGCGAACTTTACGCAGCTCGGGAACCAGGCGCTCAATCGCACCGGCGGCACGATGACCGGCACGCTGACATCGCAGGCGATCACGCCGTCGGCCGATGCGACGTACGCCCTGGGCGATGGCACGCATCGCTACACGACGGGCAGCTTCAGCGGCACGCTGACGGCCGGCACGTTCAGCGGATCCGGCGCCTCGCTCACGAGCATTCCGGCGGCGACGGCGCTCTCGGGCCGGATCCTGATGGCGAACGACTACTACCCGGCGTACGTGAGCAAGACGACCACGTACAGCGCCAGCGCCACCACCGACGACGACATCGACTGCGACGCCTCGGGTGGCGGCTGGACGTTGACGCTCCCGACGCCGGTCGGCAACACCGGCAAGACGTTCAACGTGAAGAAGACCGACAGCTCGACGAATACGTGCACGGTCGGGACGGCGGCCGGCAACATCGACGGCTCGTCCACCTTCCTCATCGGGGCGCAGAACCAGAACATCACGTTCCGCTCGAATGGCACGAACTGGGAGATCCGATGAAACGGTTGATTCCCGCCCTCGCGCTCATCGTCGCGGCGATCGCCGTGCACGTGATCGAGCGGCCCGTCGACGCGACGTACACGCCCTCGTTCCTCCAGAGCGTGCAGTGCGGGACGATCACGATCAACAGCGGCGCTACGAGTGGGACTGCGACGATCACCAGCGTCGACACCACGCGGACGGCCCTCAGCAATAACGGCTACACGGGCAACGATTCGAGCGGCAGCGCGGTGACCGATGCGTGGCTGACCCTCACCAATGCCACCACGGTGACGGCCACCCGCAGCACCAACACTTCCGAAACCTACACAAGCGTGGTGCGGTTCTGTGCGCTGCAGTTTCTGAGCGGACTGACCAAGAGCATCCAGATCGGGACGGCGACGATTGCCGCGAATCAAACGAGCGGCAACGCGACGATTACCAGTGTGAACACCGCCAAGGCGTGGCCGCTGTGGCTGGGCCAGTCGTCCGAGTGCAACAGTGGCGGCTTCAGCAACGACCGCGGCACGGCAGCGATCACCTTGAGTGGCGCGACAACCGTGACCGCCACGCGCAATACCCTCGACGCCAACTTCAATTGCACCGTCGGGTTCGAAATCATTGAAGGGCGGTAACGACATGCGAACATTCGTGTTCCTGCTCCTGGCGACGTGCTCGATGCCGATCGCGGTGCGCGCGCAGGCCCCCGCGCCAGCAGCCCCGGCGCTCTCGACCGAAGAGGACCTGCGCTGGCAGATCCTCCAGCTCGAGACGCAGCTCGAGACGGCGATCTCCCAGGCCAACGCCTGTCAGGGGACGCTCGGGCAGTGGCGCGCCAAGGCGATGAGCCAGCAACTTTCCGCTGACGAGCAGGTCCTGAAGACCTTCGTCGAGCAGCGCCATCCCGGATACGACTTCGATCCGAAAACGCGCGCGTTTTCCAAGCGACCCGATCCGCCGAAACCGGCAGAGAAGGCCAAGCCCTGACATGTTGACTGCCACCGGGCGTGGAGTCGTGAAGAAAGCGGACGGCACGTTTGACGTCGTGGTCGAGATCCGCGAGGACACGACGAACAAGCTGGTCGGGACGTACATCTTCAACGCGAACTCGCAGGCCGACCTCAAGTCAAAGGTCGACGGGCAGTTGGTGTCGTTGGCGGCCGCGATGACCGACGCGACGCTGAATGCGGCCATCGTCGGGAAGACGATTTCAACCATCTGATGGACGCCTTGTTCTTGAGCGCGGCGGCGGTGGTCGGGATGGCCACGCAGATGATTGGGGGCGTCGTGTGGCTCGTGCGCCTGGAAGGCCGCGTCAACACGAACGAGAAGGTCGCCAGCCGCGATCGTGAGGAAGTCTTCAATCGCTTGACGCGCATCGAGGACAAACTCGATCGCGCGCTGAAGGTGTAACGGTGCCAGCAACCCTGTCTTCGTCTCCGTTCGGCATGCCTGGCGGCTATGACCCGTACGGCGATGCGCTGCCGTCCTACGGGAACGGCGTGCCCAACGATTTCTATTCGTGGGGGCTTCCCAGTGGAGGCGGCGGAGGGTCCAGCGCGCCGGGCGGCGGCGGGGGATTCGACCCCACCGGCTTTGTCGGCCCGTTGGTTTCTGGCGGCGGCAACTTCCTGTCAAGCCTGTTCGGGATGATCAACCAGAACAAGCAGCTGGAGAAGAACCGCCAACTGCAGCGCGACCTGGCCGCACAGGCCGACGCCAACAGTCGCGACCTCTCCCAGCAGCGGACCGCGCAGGTCGAGAGCACGCTGGACCCGTTCCGCCAGCAGATGGCGCAGGGCGGTGACCTCGCGAAACTCGATCGGCTTGAGCGCTCGTCCCTGACGCCCGTGCGTGTCAACGCCGCTGGCGGTCCTGGCGCGCCGTTCGGCCAATCGGGCGGCTACAGCTACAGCAAGAGCCCCGAGCTCGTCTCGAGCGCGGCGGCCCTCAAGAAAAGCATCATGGCGGGCAATGGCGCGCCGACGATGACCAACCCGAATAACTACGGGAAGACGTCGGCGCTCGATCTGATCGGCGTCGCGAACGGGTCGAAGGATCCGACCTCCCCGAACGCGTTCGCCACCGGTGCGCCGTCGGCCGGCACGTCGCAGACGTCTAGCGCGGCGAACGTCATTCGCCAGGCGTATCGCGAGTATCTCGGACGCGATCCGAGCGACATGGAAATCCTGTCGCAGACCGGCAACGGCCAGTTCACGGTGAACGATCCGCGCCTGCAACTCTCGCTCGAGAACATCAAAAATTCGCCAGAGGTGCGCGCACGGCGCACGGGCTTCGCGCCGAGTTACAGCAACGCGTACGCTCCAGTCGGTCCCGGCAGTGGTGCCACAGGCGGCGCGCCCGGGAGCGGTCCGGCGGCGCCACGCAGAAATCCCATCTAATCATGCCGCGTAGTTACGACGACCTGTCGGGCGATTCCTTCGGCGCGAGCGGGACCCGCCGCGGCGACTCGGGCTGGGGCACCAGCTACGGCAGTGATGCCGCCAGCGGCTTCACGTCGCAGACGCGGCCGCCGTCGCTGCCGACGCAGGTCGATACCTCCCACTCGATGCCGCGCATCACCGCGCCGACGGTGGGACGCACGACGAACGGGTACGGCCCATCCGGGATGTCATACCTGGGCGGCAGCAACAGCTTCGATGAGCGTGTCGGCTCGCAAGGTTCGCCTGGGGCGCAGGATCCCGCGCTGGCGCAGGACAAGCACGCGCGGGACGTCTACAGCTCGCTGCAGTCCGCCGGCCACGATGTGAAGTGGCAGGGCAACCAGTTGATGGTTGACGGCCGTCCGTACGATCTCGGCACGCCGGCAACGCCGACGAGTCCGATGCCCGATGTACCCGTCGGCAACCCGTCGATGCCCAACGGCATCGATCCGCATCTGAGCTCGCTCTATCAGAAATACGGCGTCACGCCGGGCGATCGCGGCTCGGGTTTCACCGACTGGCAGTACTGGCAGAACGAGGCCCTCAACAACGCGCATGGCGACTGGAACTACGTCACCGATCGCCTGGGGGCGGATCTCGCCGGCAACGGGCCGGATGCGGGTGCTGGTGGCGGAGGTGGCGGCGGATCGATCGGTGGCGACTGGGGACCCTCGTTCGCGGCGATTCGCACGGCCGGCGGGAACCACCAGGTGCCGTCGTTCAGTGCGCCGTCAGCGCCGTGGGGACCGGATGGCCCGTCGGTCTACACGCCCGGCACGATCGGCTTCGACGACATCCCGAACTTCACGCCCGACTCCCTGCTCGCGCAGATGCGCAGCGGCGGCGCCGCACAAGGTCTCGACTCGCTCGTCCAGGACATCCAAAGTCACCCGACGTCGCTCGACGATCACGCCGTCGACACGATGAAGGCGCAGATGAAAGATACCCTCGCCGAGCAGCAGCAGTTCCAGGACCAGAACCTCAAAGGCATGGGCGCGTCGATGGGGATCGGCGACTCCCCCTGGCTCGCTTCGGAGCGCGCGGCCTCACAGCGTTCGCGCGACCAGGCGATCGCGAGCGGCGCCCAGAACGTCGACATCCAGGCGGCGCAGACGCGCGCGGCCGACAAGCGCGCGGCCGCCGGCGTCGGCCAGTCGTATCAGCAGCTGCGATCGCAGCAAACGATGGACACGGTCAACGCGGGCCTGCAGCGCGCGAGTGTCACGGGTAACCGGCTGGCGCTGCGTGAGTCGGTCGCGCAAGCGGCCGCGGCGAGCCGCCAGTCGGCGCAGAAAGTCATGGCCGACTGGATCCAGCAGAACGCCGGCCTGAAGCTCGATTACGCGAAGCTCTCGACGCAGAACAGTCAATACCTCGAAGAACTGATGATGCGCACGCAGCAACTCGCCGAGCAGCGGCAGGAGTTCGGCGCAAATCTCCAGCGCGGCCTGAATCAGGATGCGTGGGCGCAGTCCTACGCCGAAAACAACATCTGACATGGGACAAGAGCTAGGGTTCGCCCTCGGCGAAGGACTCACCGCAGGCTACGGCGCCTGGCAACAGAACCAGGCGCGCAAGTTCCAGGAGCGCCGTCTCGAGCAGGCGATGCAGATCGCCCAGATGCAGAACGAGATCCGCCTGATGACGGCGCACCTGGCGGCCGGCTCGCGCGAGCGCGTTGCGAACACGTCGGCCGAGGCACGCCGCTACGCGGCCGATGCCGGCTATGACGCGGCCGATCGCCGTTCAGCCGCGACGAAGTACGCCGCCGATCAGGGTCTTAAAGGGCACCAGTACAGCGCTGATATGGGCTACGCAGCCGCCGATCGGCGATCGAGCGCAACGGAGCACGCCGCCGATCAAGGCGTCGCCGGACGCCGCATCACAGCCGGCGCCACGCGCGACGCTGCGAACATCGGCGCGAGCTCGCGCGAACGCGTGGCCGGGATCGCCGCCCGCTCTCGTGATCGCGCGACGAAGGCTGGCGCCGAACGCGGGAAGATGTCGCTCTACGGCACGCTGTTCAAGCCACGGCCGCAGTCACAGCTCTCGGACGAGCCGCCGGCCGCGCCGCCAAACTTCGGCCAATGGCAGCAGTCGCAGGGCTTCGGATCAACGTTCGATGATGGCGGCGACGACGATCCGAACACCGACGACCAACAAGATGATGCGGCCGCGCTCGACGACCAGGACGACGATCCGAATGCGGAACCGGATGTTGAGCCGCCGGTCATGACGGTTCCTCCACCAGCACGTCAGCCGGCGACCCAGCCACGCGCGGGCGTACTCCCGCCGATGAGGCCCGTGCCGTCTCATGGGCCAGCCGGCACCACGCGCCCGCAGGCCGCGGCACCGAACACGCCTGCAAGGCAGGTATCGTCCGCGAACCTCGACGCGTTCGCGAAAGCCACGAACCGCACTCGTCAGCAGGCCGAAAAGTATGCCGCCGACCACGGCTGGACGATCGGCCAGTAACGACGTCGACGAGCTCGCCGCGTTCCTCTCGAAATCGCAACATGACGAGGCGGAGCGTCGCCTCAATGCGATCGAACCGCCTCAAGACGATGAGCGCGGCCCGGGCAACGTAGACGAGCTCGAACACTTCCTTTCGAAAGGATCGAGTCCAGAGGGAAGCGCGCCTTCCCTGTGGGAGAGGCTGAAATCCGCGTGGCGACGGAACAATACCTCTTCGCCCGGCGCGACGCGCTCCACCGCCGGCCTGCAACCTTCGCGCACTGGACAGTTCTACAAGCCGACGCCGCTTGGCACGTTTCCGATCCTCGACGCGCCCGCCGAAGGGGTGCCGCAACTGGGCCGGGGTGCCAAGCACCTAGTCACCGGCGAGGGCGGCCGGATGAATGCGGCCTCCGACATCATCGAAGGCGGCATGACGACGCTCGAGCCGCTGATGGTGGCCGGCGCGCTCGTGAATCCGCTCGCCGTCGGCCGCGCGCTCGTCGTGGGCACGGGGGCGCAACTCGCCTCGCGAAGGGCGGCTGAAGCACTCGGGCTCTCGCCCGCCGCAGCGCGACTGACCGGCAACGTCGGCGGTCTCGTCGCACCGACCGTCGCGGAAGGCGGCGTTCGCCTCAATCGCCGCGGACCGATCGAGACCGAGCCTCAACGATCCACACCGATCGAGACCGAGCCGCCGCCGGCGCACATCCTCGAAGCGCCGATGACCGGCGGTGACCAGGTGTTCGACGCGATGAACCCGGCACTCGGGCACGAGCCCTTGCCGACGGGCCGCGTCCAACCGGTCGATGAGCTCGCGGCCTTCCTCGAGGATCCCCGCGAGCAACGAGTTGCCACCGAATCGCCGAGCCGGCCGCCGACGCCGCCGACGGACGTCGAGGCGCTCGACCGCATGCGCGACAAGATGGCGACCGGGGAACCCGTCGGCAGTCAGGCTGGGCGTGACGCGTTCGCCGAGGCCCAGCGGGTCGAAGGCGCGCGTGACGAGCTCGCGACGTTCCTCGAGCAGCAGCCCGGCGAGAAACTGCATCAGGAAAGTGCCACTTCGGCGGAAGCCAGCCCCGAAGAGGCGCAAACCATCCTGGACGAAACCTCGCGTCGGCTCGAGAAACCGCCCGCGATCGCGGAGGCGCCGTTCTCGCTCGAGCGCGAAGTCGCCGAACGCCCGGCCGTTGAAGGGGATCTGTTTACCAGCGGCCGCGACGAGCTCGCCGCCTTTCTGAACGAGGGAGATAAGCATGCCATTGGTACCGGGGAGCAGCCGATCGGTGATCTCCCAGAACATCTCGGAGCTGACGCACCACGGGAGTCGCCCACGCTCGCGGAAGCAGATCGTGGCGATCGCGCTGTCGAACTCCCGCCGACACCCGACGCCGAACCTGGCCCTGCGCCCGAGGAAGCCGCGGCTCCTGGACGCGCTCCGGCGGCCGACGCTCCGGTAACCCCGACCTTCACGCGTGAGCAGATTCAGCGTGAGGTGCGCCGCATCGCGGCGGAGCTCGAGACGTTCCCGTTCATCGAACACACCTGGAACGACCTGAGCCACGAGACCGGGGTCCGCGGCAACGCCGCCGGCGGCCATATGCAGCTCGTGCCGGGCAGCGGTGGCGCGCCCGTCTATCAGGACATCCTCAAGGCCGGCGGCCGAGGGACGCGCCGCGAGGTGCATCGCGCGACGCAGCGAGTCCTCGAGGGTGGCGGGCGGCCGACGAAGAACACACGCGCGATCGAAGAGATCGCCACGGCGCGTCTGCGTGGCGACGGCGACATTTCGCGGCCGTGGCTGCCGCCCGAAGCCGGCGACACGCCGGTGACTGACGACGCGCTGCGGCATCTCGAGGACTGGTTCGACGAGCAGCGGCGATCGGGCGGCCGCTACGCGCTCCCGTCGCGCAAGGGCGGCGGTACCGACCTGCAGTCGACGATCGTCCCGGGCGCGAAGGAATTCGCGGAACAGGATCTCGGCCCGGCCATGAAGAAAGCCGGCGAGACGATCGCGCGCGCGGCCGACGACGTCGCGCGCACGTTCGCGTCGACGAGCCGGGGCGAGGAAGCGCAAACCGTTGGCGGGATTCTGCGTGCGCGCACCGCGGAGCTCGCGCATCGCACCGCGCGTGCGGAACACGCGCTCGCCACGTTCGGCCGCATGTTCGATCGTCTGCCGGCCGAGGCCAATTTCAAGTTCATCGACGACATCGAACACGGCGCGGACACCGAGGTCCCCGAGCTTCAGCCGGTGCAGCGGATGCTGCGCCGGATGCTCGACGAGCGCCGTCGCGAAGTCCAGGCGCGCGGCCGCCTGCAGCAGGTGATCGCCGATTACTTCCCGCACATCTGGAAGCAACCGAGTGAGGCGGGGAATTGGCTGCGGAGTCTCTTTGGCAAGCGGCCCCTGCAGGGCCCGAAGAACTTCCTCAAGCAGCGATCAATCGGCACGATTGCGGAAGGCCGTGCGCTCGGCCTCGAACCTGTCTCGAACAACCCGGTCACGCTCACGCTCCTCAAGATCCGGGAAATGGACAAGTGGATCACGGGGCACGACGCGCTCGAGGATATGAAGGCCGCCGGCGTCGCGAAGTACGTACCCGTGGGCGTCGAGGCCCCGCGCGGCTGGACGCGGATCAACGATCCGATCGGCACCGTCTACGGCAACCCGAATGTACCCGTGCATGAAGCCCTCGATGAAGCCGTCTTCGAAGGCCTGCAGCAGCTCGCGACGGATCTCGGGATCACGCACACGCGATCGACGCGCCTCAAAGGCGGCCCGCGTGGCGCCTGGGGCCTGTCGCACCAGGGCGAGAGTCGGATTCAAACGCGGACGGGCGGGCCGGAGTCGGTGTTGGCCCATGAAATCGGGCATCAAATCGACGAGAAGTTCGGCCTCTGGAACCGTCTGCAGAGTCTCGAGCGCCAGTATAAGGCGCAGGGGTACGAGAACTGGTCGCTCAATCGCGAACTCCGCGCGGTCACGGACCTCACGTGGGAAGGCAAACCCAACGTTCCGGAGTCGTTCCTGCGCTACGTGCGCAAGAAGCCAGAAAAAATCGCGAACATGGTCGAGGCGTACGTGCACGCGCCCGAGAAATTCAAGGCGGCAGCCCCGAACGTCTTCAACGTGTTCGACGAACTGGTCGACACGACGCCCGCGCTGCAGCAGCTCCGCGAGATCAAGCCGTCGCTGAGGCTCACGGCGCGCGCCGACAGCACGCGCGTCGGCGGGATGATCGTCAACGGGCACTGGTGGGCGCCCGAGCAAGGTGCGCACGTGCTGAATCAGCACCTCTCGCCAGGCCTCGCCGGCAACGCGCTCTTCGATGTCTATCGCGCGGCCGGCAACAACATCACCTCCGTGAAGCTCGGTCTCTCCGCGTTTCACGCGATGGTTGAATCGATGAACAGTGTGTTGTCGAAGGCAGCCCTCTCCCTCGAGTACGCAACGCCGCGGCGCCTGGGCGGCCAAGGCGCGCCAGGCCTCGCGATGAAAAAGGGCGGCGAGATCCTCGTTGCCCCGTTCATCGACTATCTCCGCGGGAGCAAGGCGCTGACGGAGTACTTCACGAAGGATCCGAGCGGTGACGTGACCCGCTCGGTCGTGGACCAGATCATCCAGGGCGGCGGGCGTATCAAGCGCGACGAGTTCTACCGCTCGAACGCGGCGAAGGCGTTCACGGAGGCGCTGCGGAGTGGCAACTATCCGGGCGCCGCGATCCGCGCGCCGTTCGCCGCGCTCGAGAAGACCGCCGCGCCGATCATGGATCATCTCGTGCCGCGGCTGAAGCTCGGCGCGTTTCTCGATCTCGCGCAGCTCGAGACGCGCCGGCTGCCGAACGACGCGACACCGGCGGACATCCAGGCCGCCTACGGGCGCGCCTGGGACAGCGTCGACAACCGGTTCGGCGAGCTCGTGTACGACAACCTGTTCTGGCCGAAGTGGGTCAAGGACGTCGGGCAGATCACGCTGCGCGCTCTCGGCTGGCAGGTCGGCACGGCGCGCGAGCTCGGCGGCGCCGCGGTCGACACCGCGAAGTACGCGAAGGATCTCGGGACTGGGAAGACGCCGGAGGTCACGCACCGCATGGCGTACGCAACGGCGCTCGCCTCGGTCGGGACGGCGTTCGCCGGCGCGCTCTATCAGTACCTGCACACCGGCACGCTGCCGCAGGACGCGCGTGATTACGTCTTCCCGAAAACTGGCGAGAAGGGCCCCGACGGCCAAGAACTCCGCGCGAAGCTGCCGACGTACGCGGCCGACGTCTACGAGTTCACGCACGATCCAGCCCACACGGCTGCGAACAAGGTGAGCGACTTGACGTCGGGCCTGATCGAGATCGCCGAGAACCGCGATCGGCGCGGCGTCGAGATTCGCAATCCGGATGCCTCCGTCGGCGACCAGGCGAAGGAGCTCGGCACCTACGCGCTCGAGAAGTTCGGGACGCCGATCGGCATCGACCAGGCGCGGCGCGATCAATCGTCGACACGCAAGGTGGAAAACCTCTTCGGGATCGGCAACGCGCCGGCGGCCGTCGGCCGCTCAAAGGCCGAGCAGCTTGTGTACGACTTCACGAAATCGAGCGACACGCGGACGCTCGAGCAGGAAGAGCGTCGACAACTCCGCGCGGACATTCGACGCGACGTGCGCGAGGGGAAGACGGCCGAGGCGCGCGCGCTCGCGAAGGGCGGGAAGCTCTCGCCGCGCGCGGCCGAGCAAGCCGCGAAGGCCGCACGGCTGACGGCGCTGCAGGCCGGCTTCAAGAAATTGACGCTTGACCAGGCGCTGAAGGTCTACGACGCCGCGACGCCAGACGAACGCGCGACACTGCGGTCATTGCTCGACGGCAAAGTGCAGCGGGCGCGCGATCTCGCGCCGGACTCAATTCCGGAACTGAAGCGCCGCGTGAAGGCCGCCGCCGCACTGCCGTACTCCAGGCGTACTTCATCTGAAGTACCGGCGGCCGCGGCGCAATAGAAAACCCCGGATTTCTCCGGCTGAGGCCGGGCCGACACGACGTTCGTGCCTGGCCCGACGGCTCGTGATGAAGCCCGCCTGATGGGCGTGCATCCGCGCCTGGTGACCGCGATCCGCGAAATCCTCGCGGAAATGGCGGCCGCCGGTGCTGCGATGTTCGTCGTGGAGGGCGTCCGCACGACGGAGCGCCAGCAGCAACTCTACGCGGAAGGGCGCAGCGCGCCGGGTCGCATCGTCACCTACAAAGACGGCGTCACGCACCGCAGCAATCATCAACCGCACGCCGACGGGTTCGGCTACGCCGTGGACTGCGCGTTTCTGAACGCGCGCGATCCGTTCGATCACGCCTGGCCGTGGGAAACGTACGGCGACAAACTCGAAGCGCGCGGACTGGTCTGGGGCGGTCGCTGGCGCATGGGTGATCTGCCGCACGCAGAGCTGCCGGCGGAATCAGAGTTGAAAAGCGCATGAGTCAATATTTATTGACGGTCCTCTCGATACTGCTGATCGCCGCGCCGGCGGCCGCCGAGAATTGCCCGGTCAAACATCCGGCGCTGACGGCCCTTGATCATGCCTCGATGCTCGCGGCCTACACGGCGAGCTTCCGCGGAATCTACGGGCGCAACCCGACGATGGCTGTCGGGAGCGGCGTCGACGACGGCAACTACTGGATCGCGGTGAGCGATCACTACGGGGAGTTCGGCGACAGCATCTGTCGGGCAGGTTGGAACGCGTACTGGGAAACGAAACTCGCCACGGGCCAGGACGCGGTGAATCCGACGCTCGGCGATCAGCCGGCCAGATTTCAGCCTGAGAGTACGCCGCCGCCCGTCGTGATTCCACCGCCGCCGCCCACGCCGCCGCCGGTCACGCCGCCGGTTGTCGCGGCCGATAACACGGCCGTGCTTGCGGCCATCGCCGATTTGAAAGCGACGATGCAGGCCGAGCACGCCGAGCAAACCAACGCGGTCAAGACCATTGGCCGGTTCCTCGCCGACCACTGGTCCACGATCGCCGCCGGCATCGGGGCGTACCTCGCTGGGCATCAGGTCGGCAAATGATCGTCAAGCGCGGTGCAGGACGCGAAGCAGTGAACCTGCTGCCCGGCGATGTGTTGCTCTATAAACCGAAGGGCCTCTACGGCTGGCTGATCCGGGTCAAGACGTGGCACCCGATCGCGCACGTCGAGATCGACATGGGCGACGGGATGTCTGCGGCGAGCCGCGACGGGAAGGGACCGGGCTACTACCCGAATCGGTTCACCGACCTCGCGTATGTGCTCCGGCCGCGCGTGCCGTTCGATCTTGCCGCGGCGAAGCGGTATGTGGATTCGACGATCGGGCTGCCCTATGGGTGGGCGGACCTGTTGAACTTCATCGGCGTGACCATCGACGCGAGGGGCATCGTGTGCTCGCCGTTTGCGACGGAAGTCTTGCGCGCGGGCGGGGTGCCGGTGTTCAACAGCGAGCGGTCGAATCTCATCGCGCCGTTTCAATTCCTCGATTCGGAACTCTTGCAGGACGTGACGCGGGCGGTAACGGTGTGACGAAGCCAGGACGCTGGACGCGCTTGAGGATGAAATGACACTCGCGCTGCTCGTGATGCTCGCCGTCGGCCCAACGGCACCCAATCCGGCGCTCACACCGGGGGTCGTGCGCCCGCTGACGCACGCCGCGATCTGTACCACCGCGTGGGGCCGCGACCGCCGGCACGTGACGGAAGCGAAAAAGCGCGAGATTGCGCGCCGCTACGGACTCAAGCGCACCGACATCAAGCCGCGCGGCAAAGGTCCATGTTGCGAGTTTGACCACCTCATTCCTCGAGAACTCGGTGGCGCAGATGACGTGGCCAATCTGTGGCCGCAGTCGTGGCGTGAGGCGAGTCAGAAAGACGTCGACGAAAACCGCCTGCATCGCGCGGTGTGCGCCGGCGAGATCTCGCTCGAGACGGCGCAGCAGCAGATGCGGAACTGGGGGCGATGAGCGATGTTCCGAGACGAGTTGCATTGGTGGGCGGGCCTGGTCGCGACGGCGGCCGGTGCGATTATCGCGATCGGCGTGCTGCCGGATCATGCCGCGAAATGGGCGATGGGGATCGTCGCCGCGGCCGGCGCGATCGCCGCCTACAACATCACCCCGCCCTCGAAGACCGATCGGCACTGACATGACCGTGCATCGCCCGACAGTGAATATCAAGCAGGCCTGCCAACTCGTCGGTGTGTCTCGCCGGACCATCTACAACTGGCTCGAGCACGGGAAGGTGCAGTACGTGCGCACCGCCGGCGGCCACGTGCGGATCTTCGCAGACACGCTGTGGCGCAGTCCGCAGCATCGCCCTGGCGTGCCCGAGCAAAATTCCCCGTTTATCAATCACGGAGTGACCACCGATGAGCGACGCGAAGAAGCGACGCCTGAAGAGCATCGAAATTAAACGCGCCAAGCACGGCGTCATCGTGCGGCACGAAACCGAACCGACGAAGCCAACGAAGAGCGGCATGTCGCACGAGTACACGCCGCCAGACGAGTACCCGTTCAACGATCACCAGGCGGCCGCGGCGCACATTCAGAAGCATCTCGGCGAGCTCCTGAAAGACGACGACGCGGACGACGAGGCGCCGGCGGCGCCGAAAGATGTGAAGCCGCGCGGCCGCTTCCAGCGCGGGTAGCGGTCATGCGGCGCGCGCGCGTACGTGATCCACACCTGGTCTGGGATCCGGAGGTCGGCGCCTACCGCGCGATCGATCAGACGCCGCGCGTCGTGCCCACCACGTTCGAGCAGAAGCGCGCGGCCGGTCACGTGACGGTCGTGCAGCTGCTCGCGAAGGAATTCGGGAAGACCTTGCGATCGACCAGCGGCACGCTCCCGCTGCGCGTGCCGCGCCATCTCCGCGACTACGTCACCAAGGCCGGCCATGCGGACGCTCGCCCGTCAACACCTCGCTCGTGAGCCGCGGCCGCGCGAGCCGCTCCTCGAGGACGTCATCGGCGCGATCGACGCGGCGCCCATTCGCGAGCGCCAGATCCGACACGACGAGCTGTTCGTGTTTGGCGATCACGACCTGACCGACGGCAGCATCACGCTCAACGTGCCGCTGCTGCGTGTCCTGGTGTACCTGCACGAAGGCCTGCACCGTGTCCGGCCGGACTGGACTGAGCGAACGGTACGCGCGCGCAGTGTGCAGTTGCTGCACGCGCTGACCGATGCCGATGTCGCGCAGGTGAACCGGCAGCTCGTCGCCGCGATCCGAACCTCGCGCTAGATCGTGCCGGTGCTCGCCAGGCGCACCCCGATGTTGTACGCGACGTCGGGATCCCCGTTGATCAGCCCGAGGTCACTCAGGAAGCCGACGTAGTTCTGCAGGAACCCGGTCATCTTCCGCAGTTCCTTGGGATCGCCCTCGGCGCCGCGGGGCGAGCTCAGATGCTGGATGGTGCCGGCGTTGCCGGCACGCTGACGCACGCGGCCGCGGCTGGCCGGGTTCTCGACCCCCGTCATCCCGGTCGTGCTGGCGCCAGGCGTCCAGTACCCGGTCTTCCCCTGCGCCTTGCCCGTCGTGCTCTGCCCAGTCCGTCGTCGTTGCAAGCTTGGCATACCCGCCTCCTTCGTGCGCGTACGGACATGTCCTCGCATGTCAGTAAATTTGCGCACGTCGGCGGAGTGTACCCTGATCGGGTTCAATTTCGGTGGCCCGTAGCCAGGACAGACCTACGGCTTCGCTGGGTGTTCGCGGAGGAACTTGGCGAGTTCGTCGCCGTCCAGATCTTCAACGCGGTACTGCTCGACAGTCTTACGGTCGATCCGCGTCCAGGCTCCGTTCCGCAGGATGCTAAATTCACCACTCCAACGATCGATGCGCACCGCATACGTCTGCCCGACTCGAAAGTCGTATCTGGGGAGAAAACTGCGCGCGCCGATCGCGGCAGCGACGACGAGAAGCGCAACGACGACCGCGCCAACACTGAGCCACCAGTCACGTGGTTTCATAGAGGGTTACCTTTCAGGAATCGCCGCGATGGCTAGTGTCGACGGGTCACGCGGTTGTCGCAAGCACCGGTTTTGTTAGTCAACTGATTTTCGTGCAGGCGGGCGAAGAAACTAGAAACCTGAGGGGGCGAAACCTTACCACCGAACCTTACCACCAGCACAAAGCTCGCGTGAAGTGCGCGCCTAGGACTCGCCTCCTAAGCGGGGGGCCGCCAGTTCAATTCTGGCCGGGCGCGCCAATTCATTGAACATTCCGCCACCCTCTGTTCCGTCGTGACCGGTCGCGAGCCGGCCTTGAGGGGGGCGAAACCTTACCACCCACCTTACCACCCCACCGCGTTGACACTGGGTCTCTCAGGGACCGCCGCGGTCCGGCCGGCCGCGCGACCTTGTCGAGCTCGCCGACGGCCGCCAAGACGTGTTCCTGCACGGCGGCTTTGGCGTACATCTCGGTCAGCTTGATGTCACTGTGGCCCATCAACTCCTGCACGACTTTCAGATCGCGGTACGCGCGGTACGCTTCGGTGCCGAAGGTGTGACGCGTCAGATCGTAGACGCGCAGCGTTGGGTCGATCAGTGGAAGCCGACGTTTGGTGCGGACCTGGTTCGCGGCTGCGATCGCACGGCGCACGGATCGGTTGAGTGATTGCCGAGAGAACGGCCGATTCGCCCCGAGCGCAAAGAAGCGCTCGAGCACCGGGAGCGCGCACGCCATCAGCGGCCGCGGTTTCGGCGCTTTGCGCGGCCGCGGCCGGCGCCGCGACGTGCGGCCCTTGCGTCTCGGTGGCGGCGTGAACGCCGGCACGTGGGGATCGATGTGCTCAGGCTGTAACGCGGCGAGCTGCTTCGGTGGCAAGCCGGTGACAAGCATCGCTTCGAAGCGAATCCGACTGAGCGATCCGCGCTCTGGCGATCCGCCTTTCGTCGGGCGCGTGATATCGGGCATGTAACTCAGGATCTCGCGGGCGAGGGCGAACGATTGGCCGCGCGGGCGCGGCGGTGGCGTGTCACACTCGGGCACGTCGCGCACCGGATTGTCGGCGCTCGGGCCATCAAGAACGGTCCACAGATTTTCCAGCGCCCGTAACCGCAGATTGACTTCCTGCGGCGAGAGCGGTACTGCCTGTTCGATCCACCGCGCCGGGTTCCCGTTGCGCTTCTCAAGCACCCGCCGCGGTCCGACGGTCAACCAGCGATCGCGCTGCGCGCGGATGTCGGCCGACGTGACGCTTGCCCGCTGGCGATCGCCGAATAGCTCCGCCCACAGTTGAATGTGACGGCGCCGCTGGGAAAATTGCGGCATCGCGGCAACGGTCTCGAGGTAGCGATCCGCATCGGCAAGAAAGCCTTCGCCCGTCGGCGGGCGCGTTTCGGCCTGCCGGCGGCGCGCTTCGACCCGCCGCTCTTCCTGCCAGTACTGGAGTTCGGTGAACGTCGCGGTTTTCGGGAACCGTTTGCTGCGCACGCGGCCCTTGGGATAGCCCGGCCACGGTACCCATTGAAAGACGCGGTACCCGATCCATCGGCCAGACCGGACGACGCGCGTGACGCCGGCCGGCAGATCGCTCGCCATCGCTCAGCCCCGCCGCCGCGTCCGGTGCGCGCGCGTCATCTCGAGGGCCGAATCGTGCCCGCGCAGCCACGCGTCGATCTCCCGCGTATCGAAGAGCAACCGCCCGCCGCGGCGCAGATACGGCAAGCGGCGTTCATTGATCAAGTAGTAGAGCGAGGACGAGGAGGTCAAGCGCAGGTACGCCATCGCTTCGCGGCTGTTCAGGTACGGACTGATGGTCGGATCAACTTTCATCACATGCCCATCACAACTTGCGAGCGGCTAGGAGCGCGTCGGCAATCTGGTAGGCGAGGCGCGCTTTCCACGCCGCGAACTGTCTCGTCGCTTCGAGGCTCAAGGCGCCGGGATCGAGTGGTTCGATCTTCCCGTCCGGCCCGCGGAAGGCGTGGAACTGGATCACGAGCCCGCAGTGCGCCGCGAAATAGTCGCGGAGCGACATCTGCGACGCGGGGCCGCCGTCACCGAGCTCCAGGCGCCGATCGATCGCGTCGAGATCGGGCGGCGGCGGCGGGTCGCGCGGATCGAAGATCATGCAACGCCTCGCGCGATCAGTAGCGTCACTCGGCGCTTCCCTCGGAGACGGCCCTCCCCTGTGCGCGCAACCGCACGGCGACGGGGTGGGCAAAGTGGGCCAGGGCCGACAAGGTCGGCGGATCCAGCAGCGCGATCGTCGTCAGATCCGTGACGAGATCCATGAGGATCTGGTGCGCCTCGCGGGACGGTTTCGGCGCGGTGGCCGCGCGAATGAATGGCCGCACATCAGGCATCGGCTCCCCCGTGGCACCGGCGTCACTCCCGCCTCGGCGGATCGGCGGCGGGCGCGTCGCGCGGCGTATCGCCGCGTTCGGCGGCCGCGAGCAGATCCTCGAAGATCGGCAGCCACAACGCCGGCAAACGATGGAGACGCCGCACGAGTGCCACGCTTCGTGCGACCTCCGGTTCGCGGAGACAGGATGCGATCACGTGCCGCACCGGTGTCTCCGCATGGTGAAACTCCTGCGCGATCGTCAAGTCTTCTTCGTTCAAGTCGGTCAGCAGCGGATGATCGGCGGCGATCCGCTCGCGCGGTTGACGCACACTCACGATGGGTTCTCTCCCAGGCTGCGCGCGTTACTCGGACCGGACCGGGGCGGGGAGCGTCGTGTGCAGATCGCTCGCGAGTTGGTGCCCAATCCGCCGCACCACCTCGAACTGCTTGGGGTGCTCGCGTTCCAGCCATTCGAGCTCCGCCACAAACTCGAGCAGCGCAGGCGAGAGCGAGCGAGTCTTCGTTCCGCCTTGGATGGGCCGCAGGGTTGTCGAGGGCCTGAATGCCACGACACGGGTCATCGCATCGGGTCCAGGTGTGGGCAACGACATCGGGGAAAAGGGAGGATGCCGACTGTAGGGCATAGTCCGCCGTCCGTCGCAAGAAATCGTTTCGGGGTCGTGCCAAAAGTTATTTCCGTCGCGACGTCTTAGGGGCCACCGCTTTCGGCGGACCTTCCGGACGGCGCTCAGTGGGGCGCTCTTGCTGGCGTAGTTGGTCGAAGCTTTGCGCCAGCTCAAGGAGCCTTGCCTGTTGTTCGGGCGACAGCCGTTGCACCCGATCCCAGAACTCATGCAGCATCGCGGGGCCTTGCGGCGCCACGCCGCGCGCGTCAAGGGACCGCAGCACTTCCTCGGTGATCTGCCGCGTAAGGAGCACGCGCTTCTCGTTCGCCAGCATGCGACCGGGGGCCACCAAGATCAGATCCAACGGCTTCCCGAGTGCGGCGGCGATCCGCCGTAAAACGCGGGTCTGTGTATCGAAGCCGCGCACAATCCGACTGACCGTTTTAGCTTGGACCGGCTTGCCGTAGGTTTTGATGAAGGCGGGCGCGTTCAGCAGCCGAATGAGATCGGCCTGCGTCTGGTTGTTGATCTCGAGCCAGTAACTGATTGCCTCACCCCACGGGCCATCCCCGCGCTTGGCTTTGGGCATGCGATGTGGAGCATAACCGTACCGATTCAGCGCCGGGGCTAACGCCATGGAAGCGCCTAACTTACACGATGCGGTAAAAAATAACAATATTCCAGTTGACTTGAGGTAATAAATTACTATACTTGGTCGTGTGATGACTAAGAAGGGGTCTAAAAAAAA